GCTTGCGTTAAATGCTATATACCCAAAGAACACAAATACGGATAGAATCTGGAGTGCTGTTAGACCCTTAGAGTGGTCTCCTTTTCGATGCCACAGAATATACCCAACGAGTACGCCAACGATAAACGCACCAATAGCGATTACTAGACGTACCTGCGTCTCTGTCATTACAGACCTACCGCACCTTCTATGTCGGTTCCTGCACCACCAGACCTCTGAGCGACTCGTGCAAATTGCCTCTCTAGATAGCCGAGTTTCTGGTCTTGTACTTCTGGTGAGTCAAACGCTTGTGGAATATACTTCTGGAACATTTGTTCTTCATTCTGGGATATAGCCGCACCTGTTCTCATTCGGGCAATAATATCTACAATCTGTTGTCTGTCTGCGTCTATAGACCCTGTTCCGAGAGCTGATCCTACCGCACCACTGAATAGACCACGACCAGGGATCGCAGTCTTTTTCAGTGCGTCAGGATCTGTTGCAATAGTGTTCCTCAGACTAGCGATAGCTTCAAGACCAACCTTAGCATTTGAAGTGGTTTTCTTAGACTCCGCACTTTCAGGTTTAGCAGACTTCCCACTACCTCCGAAGATCTCATACCCTTTGAGAATAGCGTCTGCTGTTTTGGTGTCTCCGCCTGATAAAGCTTGGAAGTAAGCTTGTTCGACTTTAGATGAGTCTTGGAACGCACCACCTGCACCTGTCTGGGGAACGTCTGTAACAATATCTTCTTGGAAGTTTAGACCTTGAGCAGGTGCTTGTTCTTGCTTATCTCCACCAACAAAAGGAATGCCGAACGCTGTACCTGCGACTCTTGATCCAACTTGACTAGGTAGGTTTTTAGCTGTTGCTCCGATAAATGGACGATAGCCACTTGTAGGGCTTGGAGGAGGTGTAGGCTCTCCTGCTACTCTTTGAGCCAGTTTACCGAGTTTGTCTTTACCTTTTTGTATAGATTGACCACCAATTCCAGTGTCAACACCGAAGACAGTAATGTTCTTAGGTTTAGGAGCTTTTAAGAGTAACTTCTCTGCGTCAAGGATTGTAGAGTACTGACTGTTGGCTTCTTTGTAGCCTGGTATATCTCCGAGTACGTCTTTTATACCGTCACGATAGGCTTTGAGTATCTTTTCTTCGGCTTTGGTAGCTGTTCCTGCATCAACTTTTCTATAGAAGTTTTTAAGTTCATCGTCTAGCTGACCTTTAATAACATGCAGTTCTCCCTTAGTAGGAGTTGCACCAATAGCTTCCCTGGTAGCCCTGATAAGGTCTGTCTCTGGGGCGTTTTTAATAAGTCCAGGTTTAACCTTACTGGTGATCCTCTGTAGATCTTCCACCATTAGTGGTGTCTTGTCGCTTTTGGCAAGGTTTCCAATAGTTTGACCAACTTCGTCTTTGTCTGCGATCACCTTTATAAGCTTCTCTTTAGGGCTTCCAGTGGCTCCAATAGTTTTATCGAGGTAAGTATTGACGTTCTTCTCTATTTGTGGGGTGACTCTGCGTCCTCTTTCGATGATTGTTCCTGTACTTGTATTGGACACTGAGGCTCGTAGATCATCGGCTTTATCAGCAACTTTACCGAGCATACCTTTTCGAGCTAATAAGGCACTCTCTGTGCTTTGAACGGCTTTACCAGCTTTGGCTACGTCCCCTGCTGTGTCTACAGCTTTAGCGCCTGTCTTGAGCATCTTTGCGCCTTTCAAAATACCAGGGATAGCACCAAAAGCACCCTCTTGTATGATGTTTCCTTTATCAATTCCATCTTCTGCTTCACCCGTGATTCTTTGTCTGAGATATTCTCCGAGAGCGCCACCACCTGCGCCACCGACTGCCGTTCCTGCACCTGGAGCGAGTGCTGTTCCTATAGTTGCACCAATTGCAGAAGTCGCTGTAGGTAAGAAATTAAGTAATGCACCTTTAACACCCCCTATTTTCGGTTTGGGGGCTACTGGTCTTGCTGAGTTTTGTCCAAGATAAGCGTTGATCTGCTGATCTGAATAACCAGCTTCTCTTGCTTTTTGCATTTTAGCGTTTAAGTCCATTAGAAGCCGAATTTACCTTTCCACCAGTTAGCAGAGTCTGAAACACGACTGACAGCTTTTGGTAATAGGAATGACGTAAGACCACCAAGTGTAGCGCCTGATGCTACTTTATTAGCCGTTGCTCTGTTTTGTTTTTGGCTAGCTGTCAGTTTGGGGTCGTAATTTGGCTTCAATACATTAGTTCCTGGTGCGCCTGTCGCCGATACTTTACCAAGTATCTCACCAAGTCCGACCTGTGGGGCGGTTTCTTGTGGGGTAGATGGGTTTAATGACGCAAGATACTGCGCTTGTGCTTGAGCCTGTCGTCTGCTTTCTGCCTGTCGCTCTGCCTCCGCCCTTGCGTCAGCTTCTCTTTGATAAAGCATTGAATAAATACCCTGCAAGTTGTTTTGCTGTTGATCGTCAGCACTCATAGCGAGTTGAGCTTCTGTTAGTGCGTTGCGTTCCAGATTAGCAAGATTGGATTCTTCGCCCTGTAGTGCTTGTGACTGTGTTCTAAAAGTCTCGTCAAGAGGCTGTCTTTCAAGGCTTACGAGGCGTTGTTTTTGGGCTTCTGTAACGAGACTTCCAGACGTTCGACCTGTCACAGACGGGTCTACTCCACGAATAAGATTCTCTGTATTTCCGATAGCAGAACGTAAACCTACCTGACGCTGTTGGACAGATGGTATTCCTAGCCTGGTTTGGGATTCTTTAAGAACATCCTGCGGTTTTTTTCGGGATGATTGGAACCCTTGTAACTGGGATAATGCGTCTGCACTTGTAGTTGGATTCATAATTTACCTCTTAAAATAAAAAACTCCCGACTTGGGGAGCTTCCTCTGCTTGTATTGTAGCATAATTTAGTCAGCGATTGTATAGGTGACATATTTAATATCAAAGGTCGTGGCGGTTATTGTAACAGGCGCTCCTCCACCATTGAATAGAACGGCTCGAAATGTGACTAGCGTACCGTTAACGATAGACTCCATAGAAGCTCCTAAAATACCTCCTGGGGCTGTTTGAACATACATATCTGCGAACCCACTTGCTAGTTGCCATCTCTGGGTCAGGGAACCCGATATAACCCTAGCGACTTCGGCATACTTAAAGATAGCAAACGAGAACACCTGATTCTCTGATAAGAGAACAGACGCAGTAAATACCGCTTCTGCACCTGCACCTACCGAACCAGAAAAAGAAATCGAGGTATCGAACACACCTGTATTCTTGAAGGTCGTAGTCCCTGAGTAGTATTGTAATGCGGTTATGTCCATTAGAAGTCCTTGTAGATTACATTAGTGTAGTATAATGATCCTATATGACTAGAGTAACACGACTTTGTACCATAGGTGATTGTTCTAACAAACACGAGGCTAAGGGTTACTGTTCTAAACATTACCAAAGAAGACTTTTTGGTATACCGATGGATTACGCTAACTACGTGCATCACGGCAAGAGCAGATCGCCAGAGTACCACACATGGCAAGCGATGATAGCCAGATGTGAGCATCCTCAGCACCCGTCCTATAAAAACTACGGGGGGAGGGGAATAAGCGTGTGTGCCAGGTGGCATAGCTTTGTATTCTTCTACGAAGACATGGGGGATAGACCCGTAGGCAAAAGTATTGATCGCATTGACAACAACGGAAACTACGAGCCGTCGAATTGTAAATGGAGTACACGGAGGGAACAACAACTGAATAGGAGAGTCTGCGTAAGTCATCGTCAAAAATCTCGGTAGATAATGTAATGTACATTCCTAGAACCAGTCTTTGCTGAAAACGACTCAAGATAAACAGTTAGGGTTGTCTCGGTTAACTCATACAGGCAAAGAATCGGGCTACCTGCTAGACCTATATAAGTAGCCGTCAACCTGTTCCCACCAGCAGGGTAGACTTTCCCATCAGTATCCGATTGTTCAAAGTAGACTCTAACCATCGGTATATACCCGAGATTATGGGCTACAGTAAAAGACGATACATAATTCGATCCCACTAGAACACTAGGCGCAGGAGCCAACGTAGTCCCCGATACCGAGGATCGCTTTAAGACGTTTTTTCTTCCAAGTAGGCTTAAAGTCATGTTAGTGTGTCCAGTACATATTTTATATAAAAGATAACAGGGGAAGCTGTGGAGTTTTGCATAAAAATATACGCATTTGTTGAATCAGCCCATGCGTTCGCTGTGTAAGTAAACACCCCACCTGATGTAACCCTGCGGTTTTGCATAGCATAATAATTTATCCCATCAGTCGAGTAAGCCATTGTCACAAAACACTTCTGCGCTAGAGTATGAGCTATGGTCTGAGTCGTTGAAGTAGTTGCACCAACTGCGTATGTGAGGGGTGTAGCCACGCTTAATTTAACAAAGATCTTATCTACTTTGTCTGCGGATATAAAGTTCAACTTGTCAGGTTGATACGTCATCTTAAAAAGCGTCCGCCACATTTTCGCCAGTATCCGAAATAGCCACATCGTATGTCCCATCTGGTAATTTACCTATTTGCAATCTGTTAGTTCCCTCGTCTGGGTCGTTCATAAATAACGTTACCCCTGTTATCCGTAGAGCCTCTTTGCCGTTCTCGTCTAAAAAGGTGATCCCATACTCATCTATGGTATCAGGAATCAACCCAAGAACTATTTTAGTACCGTCTGCGTTCAAGATAGTTTGTTGACCACGCATCGCACCCGTACCCATCTGTCGGGGTCTTATTCTACGAGCGATTTCAGCCTCAACAGGAGAATACTCGACAACATCCTGATCCCCTGATACTGGTCTGCCGTTTACGTCAACCGCAGTCATTAGCTTAGTTTCTCCTCACTGTTATCATCGAATACTAACGTGAATGAAGTGACAACTGGAGTCTCAGTTCCGCACGTTAAATCTATACCGCCCTGTATTTCGTAAAATCTTGAATTAAAGTTTAGTTTAGCACTTCCCTCTGGTGTATTTAGAGAAGTAAAAGTTTCTGACTCAGTCCATGCTCCGTCCCTCGTGGTGCGGTACTTGATAACAAGTGTTGCGTCCTCTGGGAGTGGATCGAAGGTACAGATTATATAATTAGGGGTTTTTTGTTTGAATGGATCACCGTTATCAAATAAGATAGATTCCCATGTTGCCTCTGAATAAGGATCGGATGAGTTATTGATCTTGTCAATTCCGTAATCTAAGCCGTCCCTCCAACTCATAAGAAGAAGATCACCGTAGTTCTTTATATGCCCCACACGGAGGTTTCCTGATGTATTTAATAGAGTTCCTGTACTTATTGTATGAGAGTACCCAAACGAGTCTTGGAAGTCCTTATTTGTTGCTCCATATGAGTATGCCCCGTGTTCTAGGTTTGGGTTTGTTGTATAGGACGGATAGCCGAGTAAATGAACTCCCCTACGGACAGTAGACATATACGGATAGGTGATCGTTGTGTCTGTGGTATTTGAGAACTCCGAGTCGGTGTTAGGCATCGTGCGAAGTTTGATAGGAGAACCCCCACCATAGGCGTACCACGCACCCCCTGCTTCGTAGTAGAGAACGTCTTTATATTCATGTAAAGAATACGGTGAACCCTCTGGGATCGGGATAAAGAAGTTATACGTTGACGATAAACCGTCCCAGAAGAATATAACGCCACTCTGGGGATCTCCTGAGTCTGTTTTTTTCTCACAGGCTATCGCTAGATATTCAGTCCATTTTGAAAGCCCACAGACTTCAAGACCTGCAGGGAACACTAAACGGTGTCTGAGCCACTCTAAGTTAGATGGATCATCCGAAAGCGGTTCCCATACTGACAAGTAATTACCGTTTCCGATTGTCTCGTACTGTAGGAAAGTCTCCATTGGGTGCATACCGTTCTTTGTGTCTATAAGTCTATCAGCATAAATAGAGAAGTCTGCTGTAGATAGATCCCCTGCCGTTGAACAGAAGCACGTTCCGTCTGATGCTGTTGAGGTAAGATGAAAGTGATATGTCCGAGCGTTCGGCTTAACATATATCCTTACTTGGGAGGCGAACACGAAATCTAAATCCTGACCATCCGTAATGCTAGCGTTTACTACTGTAGATGTCGCTAGTGTGTTATTTTCAGCATCGTGCAGTGTGAGTGTCCAGTCACCAGACCCACCATCAACTACTCTGACCCTGATCTTATTTAACGGTTCAATGTCCGATGAAAAAGACCTTGTGTTAGTTGAGTTTTCGTTTATCGCTGTGGGGAGAGTGTAACTTAGAGTACCTCCTGTCGCTACTGCGTTCGTATCTGTTGAAGCACTTATTCCGTATTTATCTATTTTAATAGTTGGAGAGCCTGAGATCGGAGAATACTCACTTACTGTTTTGGAGGAAGTAGCGAATACCTTATCTACGTCTGTTCGGTATGAAAGACCGAAGTTACCATCGGTGAGCTTTGCTTCACTAGACCACACACCTGACGTTGTTCTGCGGTATAAATACCCTGTATCTCCTAGAGCGAGAATCTGACCCGATAGGATCATAAGAGAGTTTTGAATAAGATCAACGATTACAGCGTTCCCCTCCTCGACTGTCCCTGCGAGTACTGACAATTGGGAGGGTTTCTTTCTAAAATCAATATGCCTCGAATATGCAAACGAGTATTTCGTTCCTAATTGGAGATCAGTTGACCAACCTCCGTCAAATCGCTTTACGATGTACGCTCTTTTAGCCATTATATCTCTCCGATAGGTTGTGTATTATCGAGCCACGGGTTCATGTAAATACCCTCATCTGTAATCACTTGAGAAGCACTAGAAGATGCGTACTTGTCTTTGACTTCTGCAATGGCGTTATCAAAGTTTACTTTATGATAATTAGCTCTGTCTGGGTTGTTATTCATTTCAAAGAATCTGTATAGAGCGTAATCAACGGTGTTTTCGTGGTACTCCTCTGGGAACAAGAACGACTGACCGATGTTAAAAGTTTTACCAGATCCCGAAAAACCGATATAGGGTTCTTCTAAGGTTACTTCTGTACCAGACGTAAACCCTGCGATTCGGTAATTATAGCCGTCTGATCCATCCGTTACTTGGAACTCTCGTCCAACCATGTCTGCTGTAAATGTAGTCCCTGTCCCTGTGACTGTCGTAAGTCCACTTGTAACGGCTACTGTACCTGTTGAGTAGTCAGATGCGGTCTGTTTCTGGGATCGTGGTTCGTAGTAGATAATCACCCCTGCAGATAGGTTATCTGATGGGATCGGGAATAGCCCTATTTCATCAGCACCTTTTACAAAGTAATAAGTAAGCCAGTTACTTGATTGCTGTGCGTAGTTGATTTGTCTCCACTGATACTCTGATCTGATCTGAGTTAAAGGCAGTCTGCGGTCTGCTGATATAACAAAATCCACTCCTATGACTCTTATACAGTCTGGTGGTAGTTGGTAGTACTGTTGATCTGCAACCATGTTTGTAGACTTAGAACGACGATTGAAGTAGTTATTCATCGCACTATTTAACTTATTTGCGCCAATGTTTATATCTGTCTCGAATTGAGACAACGTAGCGGAGCTTGCATCTCCTGATAGTTTCTGTGCTTTAGCTTTTAGTTGAGCGATTGTCATAAATAATAAAAGCCCCCATTACGGGAGCTTCCTCTGGTTTTTATTATAGCACTATTTGTGGAGTTTTCATTACGCCATCTCGTACACAAATGTGCCACTTATTTCGCTACCACTTGCCCAAGTGTTTGGCACTGCGGATGTCACAAGATCCGCAGTGACGTAAGTGGAGTTGGATAGCCAAGGACGTAGCAACCCTACAGTAGTGGAGGCTAGACCAACGTATAGGGGGTAGATACTAGTTACAAACGCATTCACAGTACCTAATAGCTGTATGTTACCAGTATTGGCGAGTGCCGTACTTGTAACTGGCAGAGTGAACAGTGCATCTGCAACGCCACCGTCCATAGGCGTTGCAGAGTTTGCTGTAAGAGAAAGCTTACAGATCACAGTTTTGCCCACAATTGTATACTTGGACGCTTTTGCCCACTTAGTATTGTTGAAACGACCTGATAGGGTAGGTGTCCATGTTGTCCAAGCCCAGGAGGAACCGAACGAACCTGTGTTATTCCATGCGTTGTTTGGGACACTATTGTTCGTGTTGAGTGCGCCATCTTTAATGTTCAAGCCATCAATAGTAACTCCATTCGCACTCGTGAACTCGGAAATAGTATCTACGGTGAGTGTCGGATTCGTAATCGTTGGTGCGGTCAAAGTCTTAGATGTAAGCGTTTGTGATGAACCTAGATCTACTAAAGTATCTGATCGGTTTGGTAGGGTATAGGTTCTTGTAGTTCCTGCGGAAATACCCGATAGCTCAAAGACAGCCTTTTTGGTGGTGTCTGAGTTGTCCTGAATGGTAAGTGCGTTGTCATTTACTGTCAGAGCTGGGGTGTTGATCGTAGGGCTTGTGAGGGTCTTATTCGTGAGGGTTTGAGTGTCAGTAGTCGAGACAGGGTTCCCACCCGTAAATCCTAGCGCTTGGTTTGGAGTAACTTTATACGATACTCCACTAGGCATATCTACTACATATAGAAGATCGGTGGTTCGATCTATTGAGGGGATTGTGTCTAGGTTTGAGAGTTTATCGTCCATTATGCTACCTCATACCTTCCAGTGACTGTAAGATCATCTCCTGATACCCATGTCATTGGTACTGTTGCTGATATTCCTAGTAGTGATGCATACGTACCGCCCACGCCAACAACGGTTAGCAGCGCAGTGGTAGTAGTAAGGAAACGTAGCGGCCCTACAAAATCGGCTGTACCACTGTCTCCAAATTGGCAGTCACCAATAAGCTGTTCGCCAACGGTGTAGTTTGAGCTTGCAGTAACAGGTAGGGTAACAGTAGGAGTGGTTCCCATAGCACTGGTTCCCCCAAGTACAAACCTAGCCCAGAAGTTAACTGTCTTACCGACTTGGTTATATCTACCAGAAACAGTACCGTTTCCAAGAGTTGTATTGGCAAATACAGGTGTATAGCTTGTCCACGCCCACGAAGATCCAAAAGCACCCGTGTTATTCCACGCGTTGTTCGGGACTGAGTTATTGGTATTAAGTGCTGAATCTTTGATATTCAGACCGTCAATAGTGACCCCGTTAGCACTTGTAAACTCGCTAACGGTGTCAACAGTTAGGGTAGGATTTGTGATTGTAGGAGCTGTGAGTGTCTTACCTGTCAATGTCTGTGTCGTTCCAGTTCCTACAAGGGTCGTAGAAGCATCTGGTAGTGTATAGGTTCTCGTCTGTCCTGCGGTAATAGAAGAAGCCTCAAACTTAGCTTGCTTGGTTGGATCGGAGTTATCTTGAATCGTCAGAGAGGAGTCTAAAACAGTGAGAGTTGGAGTGTTTATGGTCGGAGAAGTAAGAGTTTTATTCGTTAAAGTCTGTGTGTCTGTCGTAGAGACTGGATTACCACCAGTAAATCCTAATAGGCTATTTGGAGTTACTTTGAAAGACTGCGATAGATCAGAAGCATCGACAATCTCAATAAGATCGGTAGTCCGATCAACTACAGGGATTGTATTTAGTTCTGTAATCTTAGTCATTGTTCTCGCTCCATACTGTTCTACTAGTGAATATTATTGATACATCTTCTAGTGTTCTGGTTGTTCCTGATTCAGTGGTTCTCACACTTCCTGACTCAGTAGTTCGCTCGACTCCTAGATTTGTAAGTGATGGCTCTCCTCGTCCAGTTGTACCCCAGATAGTCGCTTGTTTAGTTTCGGAAGTCCATACGCTATCAGCTTTAGGATTGTAGACGTTATCCTCTAAAAGAAACTCACCGTTATCTTCTAAAAGTAGGTTGAAGCCATCTTCGAGTAAAAGACCGAACCCTGCATTTGTAGGGAGGGTTTCGCCTGATCCTGTTCGAGTCCATACTGTAGCCGACTTCATCTAGTCTCCTATACTTTTGCGCCACCATGTGCTGTGTCTACATATACTGTGATGTCTGGTGTACCTGTCGTTACGATACGAACACCAGTATCAAACTTGTAAGCTTTAATAAACATACCCACAGTAGGAGCCGTGACTACTCCGTGTGTTGATGCTGTGCCTGTTGTTCCGTCTATGAGGGTGATGTTACCTGTTGGGGTAGCGTTCACTTGGATATAGACAGCTTTTGCCTTCCCCGTGAAGACCTGTGTAGTTGCTGCGCTGGTAATATTTCTGATCTGCATAGTTTCTCCTTAAAAAATAAAAACGCCCCTCATGGGGACGTTCCTCTGTACAGATTATAGCACTTTTATCAGAAACTAGTAACAGCTTTGGTACTTATCTTCTTAGTGATCTGCTCACCTATTGAACCAACAACTACATGATCTGCCTTTGGCTCATCAAGAACACCATCGACTATATCAACTATTCCTGTAGTCGATAACCTGCGTGTAGCGTAACTCCATACGTCTGCCGCACTAGCACCGCCACCACCGCCAGTGCTTACTGCAATTGCCTGTACTGGTTGTTCAAACAAAATACGTACAGTGTAAGCACCTAGCGTATCGACAAACGGATCTGCGCCGCCTTCACCGACTAATATGCCATCAACAACACTTAACGTGTGGTTCGCTTCATCGGGTCGTACTTTCCAACCGTTAGCTTGAAAGGTATAAAATGGTATTGAATTAGCACCTGATATGAGATTACCACCAACAATACTATATGCAAACTGGTATTGAGCGTTGTTTGTAAGCAAGATTGTGTCTTTCCATATAGAGTACACACCTGGAACGCTAAATTCTACAGCTCCAGTATCCATGATAATTAGCTCATTTGCAAAATCTATAGTTACGTTGTCCGTAGATCCAGCAATATAAACTAAGTCATCTGCCTGGGATATAGGAACATCAACATCTGTATTGCCAAAGGTTATACCAGTAAACTTAATCGGGAATTTATCATCTTTCCAAATAAGTGCGTAATTCCCCGTACTATCAGTACCCGTCCATGTATATGAATACTCAAAAGTAGTTCCAGCAATAACCTCTCGTGCGATCTCTGTATTTGTGCTATCAAACAGTACAACCTCTGTGCCAATCTCAAGCCCACTGAAGCTGTATACAGCATCTACTGGATCCAATGGGTATTGGTAAGCTCTTGTGGTGGCTGTGCTTCCAATAAAGGCATAGAGACTCGTAATGGCTGTAGCATTTGTCGTAGCCGTTAGTATGCGTATCTTCATTTTGAACCCAGTTGCAGGAAGTGCGCTCTCACTCGGTAGATGATTGAAGCGTAGCGTACCTGATACAACACCAGTGTTAGCTGTACTAACTGTTATATCGGTGGCACTGTCAACACTTACGACAGTAGCATTGGGGTAAATATTTGTACCATATATTTGATCTCCAGCCTCTACACCTGTTGTGTCGGTCATAGTAACAGTAGTACTTGCACTAGCTCCACCTGCACCAGTTCGCTTATAATAGAGATTATGGAAGCTACCATAGCCTGCACCTGTGTCCAGAGCATAAGTAATCGTATAGTTTGCAATAGTACCACCAGCCATTACAGCTTCAGCTACTGGGAAGTTGAGGTGTCCTATGACAAACTCAGGTGTTTCAAAGGTAATCTGATCGCCGATTACCGGCATATACAAACCACCAGCTGATGTAAATGCCGTAGTGCCAGCATCAATAGTGTATTGATCAGTAGTATCAGCCGTGGCCTCGTTCATAACTAAGCCAACACGGCCATGTAGCGGTGCAAAGGTTAGCGTTCCTGCTGCGCCACCAGCGTTCAGGCAGGTAAATGTGAATGTATCTTTTGTGAGTACTGTAACAGTCTTCTGACCTAACACGATAGCTGTTGTGTCACTCGATACACCAACATTTATCAGCATACCTGTACGTAGGCCATGATCTGTACTTGTAACGGTAGCAGTAGTTGTTACCCTTGCCCACACCTGAGCGGCCATGTTTGGGCTTACCTCGTTTATCCAATAATCAACCCAATGCGTACCATATACAGCTGTTTGCGCTGTAAGTGCCATTGTAGCTGCCACGCCTTTCATGTACTGGTTAAGTAGCGGTGTGAGTGGGGCGTTAATGTAATCGCCAAAGATGCTTTCAAGGATCACATTTTTACTGGAGTTATCGCCAGTAATAACGTTTGTGCGTAGGTGTGGAGTGTAGCAACGCTGTACCTTGACTGTGTTGGCTGCAGCTGATGCTGCAAGCACTACGAGTGTTGCGGCCATTGTAGGGTAGTAGCTGAGTGTACCCGCCGCTCCTCCAGCGTTTAGGCAGGCAAAAGTAAAGGTATCAGCAGTAGGCGTGGCGACAACGGTTTTAGTAGCCACTGTTATGGCCGCTACATCAGATGAGATAATTACATACAGGATATCGCCAACTTTGAGGCCGTGGGCAACCTTCGTAACTGTAGCCGTCGTAGTAACCCTAGTCCATGCTACGGCATCTTGCCGTGTATCGCCCATATCGAGTGGGCTAGCATAGGTGCCGAGATTTCGTAGTTTAATCTCGGCACAACCTGCCGCACCAATGTTTAGGATGCCTGAGTAAGGTTGCATAAGTGTACCACCAAAGGTTAGGCCGTCAAACGTGCATCTGAGACAGTTTGAACCTATGTCAAACGCATACATCGGGATTGCTGTACCAGTAGTCAGTGCAGGATGGTCATAATATACAGTACTCGTGTATGCAACGTCAGTACAGGTTGTCAAGAATGCACGTCCACCACCTAGTGTGCAGGTAGTGAAAGAACAATCAACAGCACGTACTAGGTTGTTACTGCCTGTCGTAGCGTTGGCTGCTTTTACAAACGATCTAAAGACACAGTTTGTAAAGTCAAAACCGTTAATATCAGTCATCGATATTACGTATGCACCGCTAGCTGCCTCGGCTGCACGACAGAACTTCGAGTTAGTGATTGTACCACCAGCGAAAGATAGATTGAGTGTCAATGCTATCTGTGTATTGGCGGCTTCCTGGCCTACGTTTACATTATCCCATGATAAAGGAGATGCTATCTCAGTTGCTACAATAGCTGTTAATATACCGCAGTTACTAAGTTCAAGGCTGTATGCCTGGTTGATATTCATATACCAACCGATACTAGCTTTATCTATATCAATCGCACCACCACCAGTGGTTGCAAACTCATAACGAGTGGCTAGGGTCGCGTTAGGTAGCACGTTAGCTGTCCTAGCGGCGGTTGTACAGTTAGCAAAGAATATATTAGAGATACGAACCTTACGTCCTGCTGGAACAATATATCCACCTGTGCTGTTTGTGCCGTCATGGCCAAAGCGCAACAAGCCAGCCGAGCTGATCCAACACACCTTGCCACGCACAGCATCCGTACCAACGTTTGCGAGTAGTGCAGCAAGCGAGCCAGCACAGGGGTAGAACTCATACACGCCAGTTCCAGTTCCCGTCTCTACCTCAACACCAGCATGATACTGCAGGGTGCCGTTGCTAGGTATCTGATACGTAGTAGCTCTCGTACCATCAGTTGTACCAATTTCGTAATAATCACCGCGTACTTTGAATAAGTTTAATCGGTTTACTGTACAAAGCCCTGCCTCATCGCCGACTATCTCAATCCAACCAACAACGTCAGCACCTGTAGCATTTGCACCAATACCTGTGAGCGCACCTGCTGAATATGGTGTTGCGTTCCACTGTTTAATCTTTATATACCCGTTGGCAGGCATTGCTGAACCAGCAGTCGTAGGTGCTACGGCTAGGGTATCATAGACACCAATTAATAGACCAGATGCCCCTCCCTGACTAATAGTGGTTCCTGCTACTGGCACGTTACCAGACCCTGTGTCATATGGTATCAGACGAACTGCTGTAGCATTTATCTCGCAAGTACCGCCAAGTGATGCACTGAGCGTCATATTACCGAGACTAGTGCTTGTAGTTTGATTTAATCCATAACGACTGTCTTGGTCAATCGTCAAGTAACCACCGTTGATGTTATAAACATCTCCACCAGCCTTGGTTGTAAGACTGTCTATATTAACAGGAGTAGTTATTGTAAATGTAGCCATTAGCTGTATATCTCCGTTACTCTATCATCCCATACGGCAGTAAACCCCGTACCAGTCCATGTTATCTCAACACCACTGGTTTCATCAATTTTCTTTATACGCCAAACGGGGTCGGATGTCGCCGTACCCTGTGATGCAACGCCTATATAAGTAACGTTGGTGGTAGTAGTGTCGTCTATCAGTTTCTTGAGTAACTCGTCAGGTATTTCTACCTGCACTGGGGAGGCTCTTAACTGTGTGTCGGTAAGAGCATCAACTTGAGCCCCCGTACCGATATTTACTGTGGGGATGTTGAGAACGGTGACTTTTAATAGTCCGAGATCATCGGTCTGCATCATCGTTCTATCACCGTTTGTGGCTGCCAGTGACCCAAGTGAGTCATTCCTGACCACACCAGCCATCGTCAGAATATCGCTCCCAGTGCTAGGGGTTTGTTCGGTATATTGAGTGCCTCCACCAAAAGAAGTGATCTGGTTCCCCGAGGCATCAGTTATGGCAACTGTTAAGGGATTGGCGGAAGTTAAGTCAAGTACCGTTGCTTTTATAGCGGTGTTTACGCCGTCAGTTATATTTCCGTTTCCACCACCAAATGTTGATACCTGATCGCCTGCGGCATCCACAATTGCAACATGCATTGGATTCGAGTTCGTTAAGTCAGCACCTGTAATATCAAGAGGATCACCAGTAAGATCTTCGGTGACTATAATTCCTTTGTGATGATTGGGATCTATTCTTGCTCTCTTCATAATAAAAACACCCATTGACGGGTGTTTCCTCTGGTTAAATTATAGCATTTAGAGTTTGATTAAACCATTGAGCTTTGCCACCCTTGAATCTGCGCCCTCTAGCTTTATCTTTAAAGCGTTTAATATCGTGCGCTCTTTCGCTATAACCTGACGTTCTGTAGCGATATTCTTTAAGATACTCTCCTCATCGTCTTGGATTTTTTTAAGTAGCTTGACTGCGTCTTGTGTCTTCAGTAGTATCTCACGTTACTCATCGTCTAACTTCGCTTTACGGGTTAGATAATCAGTCTGTAGATCATCAAGAGTCTTTTTAGACTGTTCTATAAGATCGTGCTTCTCGTCTAGTCTCATGTTTGCTTCGGTGATCTTTTCTTCTACAGATCGAAGTTCTGATTCTAGCGTAACAGTATCAGTCTTTATAGATTCGAGTTCGCTTTTTTTCTCAACTATTAAATCGTCTAGCTTCTCCATTGAAGCAAGTTTTGTTTTAGCTTTTTCGAGTGCGCCATTAACTGCACCTAACTGAGTACGTGACTTCTCTATAGACTCGGACTTTTCAGTGATGATGTCGTTGAACTGTTTTATATGGGCTTGCTTAGTAACGATCTGTTCTTCGAGTTCAATAAGCTTTGACTTAGCAAGAACGATAGCCTCGTTTAGAACTTCCTTTTCAGCCTCTACTTCTCTACTGACGCTACTTTTTGCGCTTTGCAGATTCTGTCGTGACGCTTGGACTGTCAACTGCAGTTGCGAGTTCTCCTCCTCCAAAGAGGACTTCTTCTTCTCCAGTTTCTTCACCTGATCCTCCAAAGACTCCAGGTTCTGTAGTAACTTCCTCTGCTTGGGACTCATGCGAAACTTCCTCCTCGCTTATTGATTCTCGGTTTAGATCAGCAATTTGTTTGTTTAATTGTTCCTCAACATTTAGAGTCGAGAGCTGAGAACGGAGATCCTCTGTATTCATAACGACTTCTTCTTCTATTCCTCTACGAAGTTCTGGATCACCAATAGTCGCTTTATGTCCTCTTAAACTCATAATCTCGTCTACGAGGTGCTTAACAACGACTTGAGCAACATCACCTGGTAAGTTCATAGCTCTACCCTGTGGAAGTGTAATTGACTGAGTAACGTGCTTTAGAGTTGGGTGCATGTCGTTTCTAAGACCCATCTTTGCGATGTGTGTATCTTCGTAACGTGAGTCTAGCTCTGATACGCTTCTAGCGACTGTCCATGTAAAATCTCTACTTAGAGGGTTCAACACCTTTACGATGTGGTGACTTCTTAGGTTTGCTAATAGGCTCACTGGATTCGATGAGTTCTGTTCCATTTTCCTCTTCCCATTCATTTATTAGTTTAGTTAAAAGTCTATGCTCGCCTTGAAGACAGGTCATCTCAGTGACTATCTTTTCTTTTTCACCATTCAACTCACTAAATCTATCTGCTACTTCTTGTCTTTTGGTTTCGAGCTTAGCTTTGTTCACAACGTAATAATACCATATGTGTCAAATAACTAAAAAAGCCCCACGAGGGGGCTGATCTAGCTTGAGGTAGTCTTACTCAAGAACTTACAGCTTTGATGATAGCGAAGTTTATAACTATCGCACCCGTTTCAGCAGTACCAGCGGCCGCGTTGTTGTTTACAACTGTTATAGAAAACGAGTTGTTCGCAACTGCTGTGACGCTCAACTGTGTGTTGAGTGCTACCTGTCCTGATCGGACTGATAGCACTACAACGTCACCGATTTCTACTTTGTTGTTATTCACAACAAATACTGCTGATGCTTCAGCGGCTAGTGAGGTCGTATCAGTAGTGATAGCTCCACTTAGACCGTTACAAGTAACTGCTGTAGCTCGGTTAGTTGTTTGCGTAGCTGTAGCACCTGCACCTGTAGCATAACCAAAGGCTTTGCGTGTGCGGATTCCTGCTGGAAGAACGTACTTTTCAAATACCTTCATGTTAACTCCTTAAACTAGCGTTAGGTTAAGTAAGCGATATTCAGTATCTACAGTAGCTTCTGGTGCTGTACCGACTCTCTGTGTAACAGAAGCGGCTACTTCGATCTCAACTGCACCGTTTACTGCATCTGATAGGATAGCTCCTGCGCCCTTAGTGATAGCTCCGTCTGAAAGCACTGCACAGTAACCACCGACTTGGAACCAAGCGTAGTTAGAAGCTGTGACTGTTACGTTGTTAACACCGACTGCTTGATGAGCAACTGCACCTGGTGCGATCACAACACTTGCAAATGGGTTAACTTGTAGTGAAACTTCTGATACTGAAACAGTAAGACCAACACGTAGTGGTTCTGATAGCTGTACTGTACATACGTCTGAACCTACTGCTGAGCTGTTACCCTCGATGAGGTAAGTGATACCTTCACCTGTTGCATCGTTTACTGTTAGGAAGCCACCTGCGTACTGGTCAACGGTAACTGCTGTTGCACCTACGTTGACACCGACTGTGAATGTTCCTGCTGATACTGTTGCTGAAACAGTACGGTTTACATGGTTAGCTACCTGTGCAGGTGTAACGCTAACCTTTCCTAGTGCTAGATCAACTGCACCTGCTAGACCCCAACGATAGATACGACCATCAGGTGTACCACCGAAAGCTCCGAGTGCTGTTCCGCCCTTTACTGTAGAGATAGTGCGGACATCTTGTTCGCCTATTGGCGTAATGAATGAACTCATAATTTACTCCTTTATTCTTTTATTAAACGCCTGTTACGCCTGTTAGCTGACCATTCAAACGAGGGTCACGGTGGATCAACTGTCCGTAGACGATGAAGAAGCCGACTTCTGCTGTAGGTTGGTTATATGGTTCCATGTAGTCACGGAACTGGAAAGCACTTGGTTTGTACTTGTTGTAAACACCCTCAGTAACTGTGTCTGATACTGCTATGGTTTTCATGTTAGGCAACTTGAGAGAGTGGAACTCCATCATGTATTCATTTAGGAAGTACATACGTCCTGTAGGACACTTCTCATCTTTGAGTACTGGTTTGCCTCGGAAATCAAGAGCTGTGAAGCCACCTGATGCACCAAGTTTCTGATCGCCTCTCCATGCCTGACCAATTGCTGTATCTGCAGTAACCATTGGATAACCAAATGATCGGTATTCAGCTTTCTTAGTTGGCTCTAGGAGTGATTCGTATAGTGACCATACAGCCTTAGTGGTGATAATGACGTTTGGAGTCATTTCGTTTACACCTGCTACTGTAGCGTCATCGTCAACACCTGCCATAGCATCTAGGTCAAGTACACCACCAGAAGCGGCGTTTACTGCACCATTGATGTTTGTGCCGTAAGTTGTGCGAGATAGACCACCATATGAGCTTGTAAGAGTACCATCGTCAACGATAAGGTTTAGACCATCGAACTGATCACCTGTACCTGTACCGTAGAAAGTATCTCCAAGACGTGACTTCATCGAGTTTGATGCGTAGTCTGCGCTAGCTTTGTTTACAGCGATTACACCTGCTTCTGTATTAGAGAGAGCTTGGTCTACTCGTGAGATTGCTATTGGCTGACCGAAACCAGTTGGATACCAACTCATTTGCTTGTTGGTCATGTCGATGTCTGTAGAGAACACCTTTGCACCCTGGAAGAACTCGCCCTGTGCGCTTGAGTCTGTGAAGATAGTCTGGTTCAAGACCTTTCCACTCCAAGCTTGAGGGTTGTTCATCACACGAAGTGTAATGACGTTACTGCGGTTAACAGTATCTACAATCTTTGGCAATATTTTCTGTAGGGATAGGTTGCCGACCCTGTCGTTGAAAGCTGATGCTCCCATATTGATACTCCTTTTTTAATAATAAAAAAACGCCCCATTTCTGGGACGTTCCTCTACTTGTATTAAAGCAAAACGCTCTTAATTTGTCAAGCTAGCGGATGTCTCTGATACTTCCACCCTCACCAATTATCATATCGTCTTCTGAGCCATCAGATAGTTCAGATGATGTGTTACCACCGACCATTGAACCACGTTTCTTTCGGGCTTCGGCTTGTTTGTTTTTGACTTCGACTTCTCTTGATTCACGAGCTTCTTGTGCCATTTGCATCTGTGCTTCGATGAGACTCATTTCACCTAGCCCGAGAGCTTGACGCTGTTCGTTTTCTTTGGCTCGGTAGTTTATAAGCTCAAGTCGTTCTTTAATGCCTGGTTGTTTGGCAACTTCTGGATCGTTCCAGTTTTGCGTATCATACTTAGCATCGTACTTAGGTAAACGACCTTTCGTTTCAAGGTAGTTCATTTCAGCGATTGCAGTTTCGATTCGCTTCTCTACAGCTTCTTTATTTTCTTTGTCTGATTCAAACTTCTCCTTATTAGCATCGTACTCTCGTTTGTCAGCTTCGATACCGTTAACCATCTGGGTGTACTTAGCACCTGCTTCAAAGAGCGCCTGTGGGCTTTCAAATGAAGCGTCAGCAGGGATGTTTTTAATATCCTCTGGTTTAGATATTTTAATTACTGATCCATCAGCTAGTGTGATGTCGTATGAGTAGTCTTTTGGTTGGAACTCGCCTGGATCTGTGACTTCTTCTTTGACTTCGACAACTGGTTCTGGCTTGGGTTCTTCAATAACCACTTCGCTAGTATCACTCCCCGATCCGCTATCAGTCGTATCTTCGCTATCCTGTGCGTCTCCTGTTGTATCAGATTCATCCTCAACATCCTCCATGAAAGTAGGTGCTTCTACTGTTTCTTCTATACTTTCTACTACTTCGTTACCGTTTGTGTTTTCTACTGATTCATCAGCAGGTATGATCATTTCATCTTCTTCACGCATGAATGTTCCCCTTAGTTGTGACTATAGTGTATCACTAAACAGGAAGTTCGTTCACTTGCTGTTCGTTCATACCTGCCATCTGAGCGTCATCTACTTGGGTAGCCTGTAGGTCTGCGGTGCGTGTAGCGATCACCCCAACGGCTGTTAGATGGTCAATAATACGCTTCTGAGCTTCTTTATCTTGGAGTACAAACTTGTTACCCATGATGTACTTATTAACGTGTTCAAGATATGCCTGACCGTACTCGTCACGGACTGGTGGTTCTTTGTCTGCTATAAGTAGGGTTATATCTATGTCAGCGTCACGATTAAACGCTTGTTGTTCAACGTCTGCTACGAATGATGCAGGATCGTTTAGTTCTTTTTGTGTTCTCTCAACAATAGTTTCAGGGTCTGGTAGTTTACCGTACTGAATAGCTTCACAATAAGAGAGTGAGTCCATCTTACCTGCGTTAGATGCTTCAACAGCAATATCTCTGACTTCTTTCTTGTTTGATGGAAGTGTCGAACCTGCCTCGACAGATATTTTAAGATTTGTGTCCATCGTCTCAGAGTTCATTACTACGAAGTCATACTTACCGTCAGTTCCTTTAATCTGGAACCAATGATCTTCTGTAAAGTAGACTTTCATCATTTGGTAAAGTTTGCGGTAGTAGTCTTGCATAGACTCATCAACTGATGATGCTAGATCGTCTTGTAGCGCCCCTGCCTGTTGGATGATCCTCTCGTCTTGACCTAACGTATTATTTTTAGACTGTTCACCCCTAAAGATGTTCGGTGTACCCATCGTCTGATCTATTTCGTTACGAGTGTCATAGGCTTCGTCTACTACTTGATTTGGTAGTGCCTGATAAGGAACGTGGAATACAGACTGTTGGACTGTCTTACCCTCGCTTGGTTTGATAAGAAGAATAGTCTTAGCACCTTTGTTGAGGTATTTAGTAGCATCTTCTTGTTCAAGAGCGTTGCCGTCAGCGATCACTCGACCATTCACGTAGTCGTTGTTGTCCATGATCTGCTTCTTGCGCTTATTGTAAAGATCTTGTAGGACTTTGGCTTGCTCGAATAGTGATGTTTCGTCTATATACGCTTTTCCTGTGTTCATGTAATTAAAGCCTATGAATGGTTTAATAGGAAACGCAGTGAAGTTTATTTCCCTATCTTTTTGATCGTCACCTGTGTATACGAAGTTCGGATTCAGCATTTTCCCTAAGATGACTTTTCCAGTTGGAAGATACCAACAAAGCCCCTCTTTTCGATTGCCTTTTTCGTAGAATGTGAACCATACTTCCCAATACTCAGCAATCTTCGACATTTGGGTATAGACACCTCTACCGATCCCAAAGGCTAATTTTATCTGTTCTTCTTTTTCTGAGAACTTAGATATGAGTTCTTCAATAGTACACTTCTGTTTGTGCCATATCCTGCGAGGTTCACCCTTAAACCCTGCGTCTTTGTCTATAACTATATTTTCAGGTGAGATGTGTTCAACTTCTATATCTCCGTAAGCTCCCTGCAGAGGATCGAACCTAAGTTTTAGAAAGCCCCTCTTTTGAATGACAAGGTTAGTAGTAGATTTCTTCGCTTTGGTTGCGAGGTCGTGATCCAAACCGTGTTGGTACATAGCTTGTGTAACGTCCTTTGCGTACTGTATAGCCCCCTTATCGCTTGTAGATGGTCGGACTTCTGGTTGTGCCACTCGTGAGTTCACATAAGCTAGAACGGCTCGTGATGAGGTCTGGAGACGGTTTCCCATGTTAGGAAGCCCCTCACCTGATGCGGATATGTAGCGTTCTTTCATTTGATCGCCTAACCAGTAACGAATATTCTCGGTATCGGCTTTGTCTAGTCGGTAAGGGTAGCCTTTCCAGTGATCTATTGAGTCGGTTAAAGCCCGATCTACCATTTGAATTAGTTTGCCATCGTCTAATTTAAGATCAAAAACCTCATAGTCTTGATCGTTCGCTGTAGCATCTGGTAAGTCGTAGTAATCTTGATCCATAAAATAATAAAAACCTCCATATGGGAGGCTCCTCTATTTAGATTATAGCACGAAATATCTATCTGTTAGCATATTGTTTCAACGTCCATTTAGGCTTATAAACTCATAGTGAATCTTACAGTACTTACCAGAGCATTTCACACTCATGGGAGCAGGTTCGTACTCAGGAATGACAGACATATCCGACACATCAGAAATGCTCATTACCCGTCCCGAAAGCTCTACGATCTTCTGTGTGCATTTAACGCAGTGAAAGTCCCAATACTTAGGTCGTTGATCTGCTACGAGAATGATTGTTAAACGATAACGCTGATCTTCGTCTCCGTCTTTCATCTTCTTCCCACCATTGAAAGTCATCATGTATCTAGTGCCTCCTGTAAGTCACTACTTAAATCTGCTTCATATCCCTCGTTAGTCATTTTTCCTCTTTGAATAAGATTAGATGTTGGCTCTGCGAATGTCGCTCCACCCATGTTGCCTAGCCTTGATAAAGCTATTCTGTAGTACACATGAGCGAATGGGTAGTCTGATGCTTTGCCGTCTTTCTTTAACCATGTTGATACCTGTCTGCCATCGTCCTTTTCTATTGTAGTACGATATAGGTTATTCCAGTCTTTTATTATGTCCTCAAGTTGATCGGGTCGCTCTCTAAATAGGAGTTTAGCTTCTACGAGTTCCTGCGCTACGAGGTCAAGGATCTTCGTTCGGTCAGCGTACACGACAGATGCGTTGACACCATTTCCATAGGTTATGATCCCTAAGTTCTTAGTGTCTTGTTTGAAATAACAGATGAACACTTCCCCTGGGTATTTGTCTACTAACATCTTCGGAGTAGTTGGATAAGGATTAGGGTCGATCACCATGATAGCGTTGTATGCAAGCTTCAAGTTCTCGATTTCCTCCCAAGACTCTGTTTGTCCGTGTGCAAATATGCCGTCTATTGTACCGATGACGTATGTTTTAACTACTCCGTTATCCACACCCATGCACACACCCTTTTTAGCTATTGATGACGGTGAGGTGGCTCTTAAAATAGTATCTCGGTTCACAATGAGATCAGATGGCGTGTACGCTTTTCCAAGTACGAAGTTATGAAAGAAGTCAGGTGATGACTCGTCGTGTTGTTCAATGATCTTCTTAGCTGAAATAGTAGGAACCATGAGCTGTGAGATCCAGTAGCCGTGTCTGTATTTGTCTGGATGGAGGGCTTTCCAGAATCCGTTTTGTCTGTCGAGATCGGTGATCTCCTCTTTACAGTGACCACAGGCATATATACCCCTCTCTCGATCCACATAGTGACATCTTCCGTCAGGCTTGTAATCAATGAACCATGTATGAGAACAGTGAGAACATTTAATAAGCCAATGTCTTTGATCTGAGTCTGTATATAACGCATCCACACCAAAGCCTACAGCCGATGGATTAGATAGTCTCCACCTCCATGCGTACTCACTTGCCTGTAAACGTGAGTCGTATATGTTTACGATGTTCATATCGGGCATACGATCAAGCTCATCAAGCACAAGAATGTCTAGTGAGATCGAGATAGCCTCACGCTCTGAAAACGCACCCTTAAAGTATAGAAATCTATCTCCTACTTGTTTTAACGCCACAGAGTCCCTAGAAACAGTTTTCTCAATGGCAGGGTTACTTACTATCAAGGGATCTACTTTCGGTGTCACAAAGTCCTTGACGATATTCTGTGAGGGTAGAATATACCCGATGTTCACACCAAACTGATCACATAGCCATAGTGATTTTAGAATCTTAGCAACTGACATACCCACTTGTGCCGACTTGCGATAGACCTGATCAGGGTGTAGATCGTTTATCGGATCTATTAAGTATCTATGGTTCTTGAACTCTAATGGCTTCTGGTTCTCAGTGACCAGTTTATTAAGAACGATCCAAGCAAGCGGACTACTGCTTACTAGGTTCGCTAACGAGGAAGTCTGTTGGTTCGACAATTTCTTCAATCTCCAAAATTAGATCGTTACCGTCCAGTTTCCATGTGATGTCTTTGCCTTTGGGGTTTTTTCCGAGTCGCTCAGTGATAATGGCACTTACGAACTGTTGTGCTGAATCTTCTAAGTATCTCATTGTGTACGTTAGCGAATCAAAGTGCATCAATTCTTCTTTGGCTAGCTTGAACTTCTTGGTCATTTTCTGAGTATCCTTTCCATTTCTGCTTCCCCTAGATCTTGTCTAGCAATCTCTGGGTAGGCTTTAACCCATTCGGGATTTATATCTTCACCATCGTACCGTTGGATCATATCTTTTCTATGGTTCTCTTTCATTCTATCTCTTATATACTTCCTGTGATATATAGAGTTCTTTTGGACTGTGTTTATACATAACTTACAGCCCTCGATATACTGTCCATCGACTACAGACGCTTTATCTTTAGGACAGTCGTGATCCATCGTTTAACCTTTCGATCATTTCGTTTTGCTCTCTCACGACTCGCTCTGATGGTGTCATCGGAAGTTCGACCATTGATGACTTGCGTGGTTCTTCAACTGGTATATCTCGTTTGACGAGAGCTAGGACTTGTAGTCTAAGTGCTTTGAGGTGATTCATAATCTCTCTAGCATACCACCCACCCAATAGACCGATTATCACACTAAGAAGTGCTAACATCTTTGTCCTCGAACGTGACGATTAGACCAATAGTAGCCATGTTACCTGCTGTTGATGTAGCGTTCTTGATTATCTGCTGTAGTACGAGTGCAGGATCAAGTACACCCTCTTTGACTAGATCAACGAGTTTATCTTCACCCCTAAGATTGATACCCATTGGTGACTCTGCGCTTAGTACGTCATTCATCTTTACTTCTGCGAGTAGACCTGCGTTTTGCATGAGTCGCTTAAATACGTTCTGTAGTGCGTTAGCGGTGACTTGTGATAAACCCTTAGTCTTTGAGAGTCTTAGGAGTGTAGTACCACCACCAGGCACGACACGTGTTTGCATTGATGCTCTCGTAGCTTGAATAGCATCTTCGATACGGAACTCTTTTTCTTCTTTCTCTGTTTCAGTAGCACCACCGATCTTAAAGACTGCGATCTTTCCCTGTAACTTAGCGACACGATCACGGAACTTCTCTGTTAAATGATCTGATTCTTCAGTTAGAATACGGTCTTTGAGTTCTTTAATACGAACTTCGAGATCCACTTTGGCGTGTTTGCCACCGAAGATTGATGATGTGTACGGAGTACATACGACACGTTCAGCTTTTCCAATGTATGAAGCGTCTATGTTTTTAAGTGAGTCACCACTTGAGATCATCTTAC